GAACCCCGAGCCCGATACCTGCGAGAGCTGCGTATCATTCGAGAATGAGTAGAGGTAGTAATCACCTCCTGTCTCGGCGATGAACAGGTCATCGTCAATGATAACCAGAGGCTCGACGACAAAACTTTTAGCCTCTTTCTTCCCGCTGTTGTAGAAAAGCGTCTGGGGGTGCGGAAAGTACTCCATGGTCAGACCGACCCCCTCATAATCCTTTGACACTACAATCCGGTTGTTCACGATGTCATATCCGGAGTTCTGGCCGTCGGTCATCTTGCACAGTCCGTTCTTTGAGCGTGTCTCATAAATTGACGACAGCTGCATGAAGTCCAGCGGGAGCGTAAAGCCGTTGTATACGCTGACTTTCTTGATGAACGACTTGTCTTTTGCGTTGGTAATCTTCTGGTAGAAAATTCCCCAGGCCTCGTTCAAGAGATATTGTTTTTCCGAGTCGGAGATAAAGTCGGAGTTCTGGAGGTCCGCGAGCTGTTCAGCCCGGTTTATAATGTCTTTTGACGTGTACCTAATCATATAAATAATTAGTCAGTTCTGACATTTAAACGAGCAGTTTAAGTTTACAGCTTTCACAGAACAAGAGCCACAATCACGGAGGTGAAACTAGCAGTGTCAGCGATAAATATGGCTCAGCAAACACAGGTGATATGAGTGGCAATAGTAGTGGCTCTTTTGGAGGAACTAATGGTGGACTGTATAGTGATAAAGCAACACATACATCTGGTCCATTTACTTGTGAGTATGTGCGTAATTTCGATGGAAATGGTTCATACCCACAATTATATAAAATTACGATGAACATTTCTCATACCCACAACTACGACCACAAGCACGACATCACCGCTGACGGTGGTACAGAAGCAAGACCTGACAACTACACTTTAAGGGTATGGAAAAGAACCGCATAGCCTTACAGTGCAAAGAGTTACGCAGTCCGCTTCCATACACGGATTGTATAGTTCATTGGTCGGTTTTCGGTGGCACTGCTGTTGTTACTGTCGGTTGTGTTGTCACTAGGACTGCCTGTGCTAAAATCGTGGCGGTGATTAACGTCAATGTAATAGCGATAATTGAAATCCTTATCTGAACCTTCAGCTTCCATTCGCCCTTTAAGATTTCCGTCCAACCAAACGGCACCGCCTGCATCAGGGTAAATGTTGTTGGAAGGATTTCCTGCGTTCCACCAGCCAGTCCATCGCTCCTGTCCGTCAGCAAGGTTACGGCATGAGCCTGTCGTTCCACTGTGCGTGTGATTCTTCATACCGTGAGTGTGAGATTTCACCATATCCGCTTGAGTACTTAAACTGCTCCCTTTTTCTGAGAACGCAATAGCATTTCCGCCCTGCGCCCTGAAGAACGCTCCGTTGTAGTCGATGACTGTCCATGTAGATGTTATTCCGTTCTGGTTATAAATCGTTGCGGGCGGGTCCTGCTGCGGGTACTGGACATAAACCTCACCGACCGGGTGAATGATGTCGAATATCTCCTGAGGGTCCGTGAGCGCCGTTCTCCACTGATACTGGCTCTTGGTCACAGTCTTAAAACATCGGTAAGCGCTCATGAAAGAATGATCAACTAAATGCATCGTGGAAGAAACTGTCGGCTCGTCCGCGAGCACATAATCATTGTTACTGTCGAGCCCTAGCACTTCGTAAAAATCGCCATTATCCAGATAGTAAAGTCTAAAGACTTCCGATGCGGAGTCCATATAAAGCCCTGTCAAATCTTTGACAGCAACAATGTTCGTGAATCCGGTCTCTATCTCCGCCGAAGAAATCCCGGGTATTTCCTCTTCAGATGTAATATCAGAGAAAATATCCACATATGGAGTCTGAGTGTAAGTATCATTATCGAAAGAAGCGATAATACAGAATTTATCCGAATAAACCGTCTGTGTATCCGTGCCGTATCCGAGAAGTTTTCCCGCTGTCGGCTGGTTGTCAATCGCCACAGCCTTGCTGTTCACTGAGTCCCATTTCAGAAGCGAGCCGTCCGGGATATCTGAAGCCTCCGCCCTTGTCATAACCGGCTGGTTCGTTGAGTCCTGTACTGTGAGAACTGACAGAGTGCGGTAATAGAAAAGCTCATATTTTGTGAGCAGTTCGAGCGCCGCGAGTGTCGTCTCATCAGTAACCTCAGAACCGACTGTAAGCACGTTCGAGACAAGGGAGACAGAGAACCATTTGTCAGAATGATGATAATACGCTCCGTTGTAGTAAACACAATCAGAAAGCACGTCTTCATCTTGTGCGACTACTGCTCCGCTGGAGACAGCCTGGGGCGTGTCCTGCGTGAGCCCGGAATAATAACTGCCGTTAAACTGTGACACGTTCGTATATGTCGTGATAGCTTCGCTCGCGTTGTCCGAGATTCTGAAAATCCCGTCTTTATCGACTCCCAGCGACGCAGATTTATTGCTGCTGTAATTATGGACTATAATTCCACTTTTCTCGTTTGCTCCGAGTCCGCTGGGATTGTTCTCACGCAAAACAACATAATCAGCCTTTGTGTTGAGCGATTCTTCCTCAGTCGTGTATGTCGTGCCGTTCACGATTAAGTCACCCTTAACAGTGACATTTTTCTCCGCCACGACATCGCTGTCTAAATACGTCTCCTCCTTAACCTCGAGGGTACCGTCAACGATTTTGTTTTCTGCGTTAAGCGCGTCAATCGCTCCCTCGACTGTAGTCGCCGTTATCCCGTTCGCTGTTACCGGATTCGTGAGAGCCTTATTCTGTTTCAAGGACTTGTTAGAGTTCGCCAGAGTTGCGAGCGCCCCTATAGCGCCCTCGACCGTTGTCTGCTCGACCTCATCGACAGTCACGGAATCCGTCAAGACCTTGCGCTGATAGACTGTTCCGGCGAAACAATAATATTTATCTTCCTGTTCGTTCCAGATGAAAGCGCCCTCCGTCTCAATCAGATAGATGACGTTCTCACGGCCGACCTCAGGGAGTGACTGAACGAAAATAAGCTCGACGTTGAGCTCCTTGCTAGAGATAGATGTGATACCTTTCAGAGTCTCGACATTCTGCTGGATTCCTGTTTTGTCGACAATCTCGCTCGTGACTGTTCCGTGCTCGCCCTCTCCGAGATAAATCACCTGGTAATTTATTGTGTCGTCGATGTTCGAGAGGTAGAGGTCAACATAATCAGTCTTAGAGTCAATCCGGTAAAGATACTGGACGTTCTGATTGTATGAGATGAACGCATTGTTGATAATCGTGACGTTCACCTCTCCGTCTTCAGAAATAAAAGTGATGATTCCGTCGTATGCGGGAATACGTACCCTCAGAAGCTCCGTGTTGTCCGGGAGTGAGACCGGAGTGTGCCACTGCTTGCCGGTAATAGTGTCGGCCTTGATAAGAGATGTCTCAAAGTTCGTGACAGCGCCGTTTGTCGCGCCGAAGTTCGTGGCGGTGAGGTTCTCGATGATGAACGTGACGACATTAAGAACGCTGGCAGAGACAGTCCCCAGCGTCGCGACTGTCGCATCAAGAGAACCCGTGCTCAAAGACGCTGCCTGAGCAGTCCCGATGTCCGATGATGCTGACGTGAGGTTTGCTGTCGTGATTCCTGTCGTCGCATTGATTGAGCCCGCTGTCAGCGCGCTGATTGTCGCGGAGACTGTGACTGCGAGCTGCTGGATGTTCCCGATAACAGCCGTTATCTGATTCGTGGAGACCGCGCTCTCAAGAGAAGTCCTTAAATCCGACATCTGTGAATTAAGCGTGTTCAAAAGTGTCTGTGTCTCGCTGTCAATCTGAGCGTTCACGCTTGTCTGTAAAGTCGTGAGCGTCTGCGTGAGAGTGTCAATGTCAGCATTGATTTCATCTATCGCCGACTGAAGCGAGTCTATCTGAATCTGAACCTGTCCGGAAACTGTGTTCTCATTCTGTGTATTTGAGCCGATTACAATCATTTTATCTTACCTCTTCTTCAATGTATGTTTCTCCGATAAAGACGTTCTCCGGTCTTTTGTATGTGTTCACGAAAAGCGTCGTCTGGTCCTTGAGCACAATCTTGATGTTCAATTTAGGGTTGTCGTTCACCCTCTGAATTATCTCTTCCAGGAACTGAAAGTCCATGTCTTTGGAAAGAAGACGTTTTTTCTGCTTGTCGAGCTCTTTCATTCGCTTAGCGTCTTTCATCGCCATTCTGAAATAATTGAACATCTATTTCCCCCGTATCTCGGCTTTTACGCCCCTGTCTTTGTTTGTACGCTCGTACTTCTTCATAAATTTTCTTATGCCTTTCTGCTCGGCTTTTGTTTTCGGCCTGTGGTCTGCGACAACCTTAAAGCCGTCTCCGTCCTTTATCTTTTTCTTAAAGATTGAGTACTGGTTGTGAATATTCTTCATGAAGAACTCACCCTTAGAAGGCGCTTTCAGCCAGCGCTGTATCAGCTCGACCGGAACCGAAGGATAGAAATACTCCTTCTTCCCGCCCTGGAACTTGACTTTCAGCCCCTCTGATTTAGGGTCATACTTGATGTTGTTTATGGCCGTTGACGGTATCGCGATCTGCTTCTCGTGGTACTCCTCATTGAAGATTTTCTCCGCTTCTTTGTTCGCGTTCTTCTCAAGAGTCCGCTTGTTCGTTCTCCGGGCCTTTCCGCCCTGTGCTTTTATGTCTGCGACCCGCTTCTCGTCCTCCGCCTTCGCCTTGTCCCTCGCAGCGTTGAAGATGTCCCGGAAAACATTTTCTTTCTCGTTCTGACGTTCTCCGATTCGGAAATAACCTTCCGGAGACAGAGACTTTTTCTCTTCCGCGGTCTTTGGAGTCCATTTCTTGTTGTACTCCGTGTCCTCCTGGTTGCCGAAAGTGTATCGGTCAGATTCCGGGGAGAACGAGAGTTTTTTTCCGGCCTCGAGATTGTCATAAGCCTTCCGGCTCGCTGACTTCCGGGCACCTACAAATATATTTCTGATTGAGTCTAAGAATCCCATAATACTTTTAATTAGTGAAAATCCCTGGAGACAAAAAAAAGCCCTAAAATCAATCGTTTTAGGGCAGTTGGTATAATTTGTCGTTTTTCGCTGAAAGTCCTCTCTAAATCAATCCTCGTGCGTCTGATAGGGTATTTTTAGCCAACTATTCCGCTATCCTCGAAATTACCGAGCGTGTCGGCCGTGTTGTATCCCGTAATGGTGCCCGATTCGTCTGTCGTGAAGTCAGATGTTTTCGGGGCGGACTCTTTGAAGTTGATGTCATAGTCCATGTCAAAGAATGCTTTTCTGGAAGCATACAAAAGCGCCATTATGGCGTCGGCGTGGTAAGTCTCCTCGTCAATCTCATTGATGATGTTGTCCTCGTCGTCCCGAGCGTATAATATGCGGTCCATTTCGTTGTCGAGAATCCCGCTTTTCTTGATGAGCATACGTCCGCTTCTGAGCTCGTCGGCCAGCATTTCGACAGCGTACATTTTGTCATACTTATAGCAGTTGTATGCGGGGAGTTTGTGACGGACCATTAAATCGGCCGTTATAGACTCCTCGTTGGTGTCCGCGTAAATCCTAACATGATCATCAGGATTGATTTTCACCTTCTCGCAGAGCTCGAAAGCGTTCCTGTAGTGCTCCTTAATCTTCTCGACAATCTCAGAGACGGCAGCACGATTGAACTTCGATTCCTCAAGGACACAGCTTGTCTTGTCGTGCTTGTTGTATGCGAGCGTTACGATAGCATTATAATCAGAAAAGCCGTAATCAACCCCAATACTAATATCAGTAATTCTAACATGTCCGCCTCTGATTTTCTCAACGATGTCCTCATCACAATATGAGCGCTTTTTGAAGATAATCGCCTCTGTGTCCGGTGCTATCTTTCCGAAGTATTCACGCTGAATGAAAGGGCTCTCGATTGTCAGTCCCTTTGCCTTGCATATCTCGTCAATGAACTCTTTCGCCTTCGGAATATAAGGATTCTCAATCATGCTCCAGTTGTACTTTCTGAAAGAAGTGTCGCTCTCCCATATCTTAGAAGAATAGTGATGCGGGATTCTTGACGGCGTGCCCAGGAGAAGAAGAGTCGAGTCCTCGTAGTCAGCCATTAAGGGATATATAACCTCGTTCAGAAGATAGTCGAGATTCCTTTGATGTCCGACTTCATCAATGATTACGCAGCGGGCCTTGTATCCTCGTGCCTTGTCAGCCTCAGCATTATTCGAGTTTCCGAAAATCTGCAATGATGAACCGTTCGCAAACTTGATGTATCCGTCTGATTTTTTCTTCTCTGTTATTTTCAAGTCGACTGAATCAGCGTATTTAAGAACATTGTCAAAAACCTGCTTGATTCCGTTTGCGAAAGTCTTGTTGTAGTAAATGATTTCAGATTCTTTCTGCAATGCGACCATGTCAATGATTCCGGCCGCCATTGTAGACTTACCCGTGCGTCTGGAAGTGAGGCACATAATGCGCTTTCTGTGATTGACCTCAAGCATGACTTCACGCTGTTTGTCATAGAACTGCTTCAAGATTCTGTAGCGCATGAAATCCAGGTCTTTGTTCATTTCCCTTTCATGCCGGGAATCGAGCACATCAAGGATGTTTTTGTCTATGATTCTTTCCGCAAAGAATTGCGCTGCCTGTGATTTCGGGTCGTTCTTTGCGGATTCCATGTAATTTTTTATGAACGTCTCAAATTGTGGTGTGCCTTTTGAATCCTCAGAAAGAAGCATGTTTTCGATAGCCTCACCGACAATATTCTTAATGCGGACATTGCGTGTCTTTGTCTGTCCTGCTTTTTTCCGAGATTCCTTAGATATAGATTTCCTTGCAAGTTCTGCATGTTCTTGACTAGTCATTCTTATAGTTAATTAGTTGTTTGAAAAAAAAATGAAAAGAAAAATATAAAAAAAGCACGGTGAAAACCGTGCCTAGAAAACTATTTATCAAATTTTAATGATAGCCATATTTCAAAATCATATAATCTTTCACTTATGAAATCATAAATAACTACCATTGCAGCCACAACAATAGGAATTAAAATTATAATCCCCATTATAAGCATAATAATTTCCAAAACTTCTAGCATTCTTTCTACTCCTTTGATAGCACCGGAAATGGGGCTTAGAATTATTTTTGCGGTTTCATTTTCAAAAAATCCATAGCTCTCTGCCTTGCGTATTCATCAGAATTACTCAGCAGGTCTTGAATGATTGTTTTTGCGTATTCGTTAGCCTTGTCTGCACCGTCTAAGAATCCGCACTCATAGGCTATTTGTCGCTTTTTGTCGTTGGTATAATCTTTTGCTCTTTCTTCTGCTTCTTTCTCAAACATATTTACTCCTCCGTGTATTTTGATATTTCGCACCATGCGATAACTTCTTTATCAAGATACAAAGTGTTTCCGTCATAATCAGAGCAAAACCACTCATAAGCCCGCCCGTGTTTTCGTCTTATGGCAACAGTGACATATCCGTTTTTGGTGCAGGCAAGAATCGGATAGCGTTCGGTGTGCATTTCCCCGCTTGTGGGCGGTAAATCTCCGTCAGCAACCTTGTGCCACTTTGGTCTGTCTGCTTTAAGCCCTGCAAGATAGGCTTCTTTACAAGGCTTTCTAATACCCATATCTTTTAGGTATCTTTTATCAAACCATTCTTCTGCCATTTCTTCATCTGTCATTTTCTACTTTCTCCCACTTTTCAAGGTTATCGTTAGTAATCCAAAAGTCGCCTACAAAGATATGACAAGCACCATCTCGTGAATCAACAACTATAACCATAGCTGTAATTTCACCATTAGTAATAATATCTCCAACTTTCAAGTCAGTCCATTTCAACTTCTTTTCTTCAGGTTCTGAGACAAGATAAGCAAGTACATATCGGTCTTCACTTGTTATGAATCTGTGAAGACAAGATTCATCATTTATGCACACTAGACGAGTAGACTCAAAGTTATTCGTTGTAACTCTGATTTTTAAGTCTGCCAAGTCATCAGCACAGATAACCTGACTGCCTACCTTCAACTCATCAGCATTTACTGCTGTATAAACTTTTGATTTGTCAAATTCCATAGTCCTATTCCTCCTTCAAGAACTGCTCCGCTTTTACTTTCCAATCAAGGCTATAGTTCCAACCTTCTCCCCAAGTAACTCGTATGATGTTTTCAATTATTTCTTTTGCTTTGGTGAGTTGTTCAGCTAAAGTTCCATACTCCTCAAAATCTAACTGTTCTCTCTGTAGAACCTTATCGACTGTATGCTCAAAGTAATCAGTCCATGCTCCGTCTGTTCTGTCATAATCTTTCAAAGCCTTTGCCATGTGTCGCATACCTTTTCTGTATGCAGTTTTTAATTTTCCTTTTAGTTCTGCATTTTCTTTTTCGAGTTCTGCAATTCGTTCCTGTAAGGTCGTGTATTCTTCGGCTATTTTTTTATCATAAAATGCAGATTCTTCAAGAAAGATGTCATTCCATTTATGCTTTTCAACTTCCTTTTTCAGTTCTGCATTTTCCTTGCAGATAATCTCAAATCCTTGTTGCAAGATAGGGTCTTTGAGAGCCATACTGATTCTGTCTTTCAATTCGTCTTTATTCATTTTCTAATCTCCTTTACATATAGGCAATATTCAGCAGAATTTCTTTGACATCTTTTTTCGTGTATTCCTTTTCTTCCAGTGCTTCCGCTATTTTTCTAATATTATCTGCCCTTCGTTCGCGTTCGCTGGTTCTGTCCGTGTCCGTTTGCAATGCGATTTTAATGCATTCCGCTAAATCTTGATTTTTTCTGTATGAACGGTCATAACTTGCCATTCCGCTATCTTGATAGTTCCTGTATGCCGTTTCTGCCTTTTTCTCAAAGTCGGCTAAATATTTTTCAATGTCTTTTCTTTCTGCTATCATTTTGCACCTCTAAATGTGATAAATTCCATTATCGTCAATATATGACGATTCGGTCTCCTTTATTTTCTCTCCGTCATCTCCAAAAAGAGTATAGGCCGATTCATCTAAAATCCTGTCCTCGAACTCTTTCTGTTTCTGATAAATCGACATGCACGGAAGATAAACGAACGCAGACAACTTCGCTATCTTCCAGAACTCATGCCGTGCCCTCTTCTTGCTTATCTGATTCAGTATATTCAGGGTCACATCATGGGAATAGTCCTCAACGGTAGAATTTGGCACTTTTCCCACAAGTTTCTTGTTGATGCAGTTGAAGCAGGCTTTCTGAATCTTGATGTACATGACATTCCATGACTTCAAGTCTCCGTTTTTCTCCCAAGAATCCTGTGCGGACTGGAAGACCCTCTCGTCCTCGTTGTAGCCGTTGTCACGGGATAAAGCCTGTCTCAGATTCAAAAACTCCTTCTCTTTCTCTTTATATTCCATCTCCTCGATTTCAGGAAACAAAGAAAAAATCATCAGCTCAAAGCCTCATCAATAAAGTATCTTTTCCCCGCCATATAGACGGGAAAACCTTCTGTAACAGCCGTTTTTATCTCCTCCTTTTTCAGCTGGGAATAATCCAGCAAATCATTTAAATCCATAAAGAATAACGATTCGCCGTGGTTTCCAGGCACGGCGATGAACCGCATTTTCTCAAGTTTCGATTTCGATAATTTCAATCTCGCACCTCGCCTCAGCAGATTTTGTATTCTTCACTGAAAATTCCCTGACAATCTGCCAGCGGTCATCGCTGATGATTCCCGCGTCTTGCAAAGTGTCAAAGATACTGGACACCCCGTTGTCACTGTCCCGCCTTCTGTTGTCCTCATGGAAGAAGTGAAGATTGATATGTATCTCTTTTTCAAACATTCCCCTCTCTTTGTCCTTCCACTGGTCCTCAAGCTGAAAAAGAGCCGCAGAGTGCCAGGCCCTGTATCTTTTTGACGGGATTGTCCTTCCGTTCGGGAGCGTTATTCGGCTATTTTTCTTTGCGGGTGTCTCGCCCCTAATGCAAAGATAAATCGGCTCAGTCATTTCGTGCCTCGTTTCTTCTTGTAGTTGTTGCGGGTGTAAGTCTTTTTATTTACGTCCTTCCACATTCTGGCCGGATGTCTTCCGGCCTTTGCAAGCCTGTAGCCCTTAAAGAACTCTTCCTGGGTTTCCGCGGTCAGCACCAGAAGTAAGCCGATGTAATTGTCAATTATCATTTTCCTTTCTCTCCCTCGACAAGTTTCGTAATGTTCTCGTTGAAAAACTCATATGTTTTCATGACCGTTTCATTGTCGCTTATCCATTCAGCTATCTGGTCATGCTCAGATTTCAACTCTTCAAAGTCCTCCCTGAGCTCGCACACCTTGCCGTTTATAACGAACATACAGATGATTATGAAAATTAAGCTCGTAAGGAATCCTATAATCACTCCTACCCAATAATCATTCATAACTTGTCCCCCTGTCTCATTGCCCTGCGCTGGTTCTTGTAAAGGCAGCTTTCAAGTGCGTTCTCAATGTCGATGTTCTCATTCGCCGCAATGATTAGCGCACATGCGATTACATCCGCCAATTCACCCGCAAGAGCCTGCCGGTGCTCCATTTTCATGTCATCTACCGGGAGATAGATATCGCCGGGCTCTTTGGGAATTTCATTATCGAAGAAGAAGAAAGCCTCCTCTGCCTCGATAACCTCTGTCGCCATGTGCTTGAAAAGTGATTTTGAATCGGCTTTTATTCCGCCGTGCTCCTCTCTTTTCCTTGCGGCCTCACGCATGTCATGCGCAGTCTCATTTAAGTTCATTGTGGTATATCCTCCTCTTTTTTTAAGTTCTCATATTTTGCGGTTGCCTTGACGAAGTTTATTTTTCCCAGAGTACATTCGCCGTTCCTGTTCTTCGCGATGATAAGCTCCCTTGTCGCGCTCTGCTCGTCTTTCGGGATAATGCGGTTTCCGTGGATGAACATGACTACATCCGCATCCTGTTCGATTGAGCCCGAGCCCCGTAAGTCGCTCAACAAGGGCGGCTTGTTCTGTCCCTCAGCTCCTCTCGATACCTGGCATAATGCGCAGATAGCGATATTGAACTCCCTCGCCATTTCCTTTAGCGAGCGGGAGACAATCGACTGTTTCTCGTAAACCGGCATATTTGATGAGCCAGCGTCCACAAGCCCGATATAGTCAACAAATACGATTTCGATTCCGTACTGCAAGACAAGGCGTCGCACAATGCTTTTAAGCTCCAGAATGTCAACGCTTGTCTTATCCACAAGGAAAAAGTTTCTCTGCTGGAACTCAGAGGCCTTTTGCTCAAAGGTTTCCTTGTATTTCTGCTCCGTCAAAAATCCTTTCCTGAGGTGAAAGATTGGTGCGTCGGCAAGAAGCCCTGTAATCTTAAAGGCAATCATTTTGTCGGGAGTCTCAAGCGATATGAACGCTACCGGGTGAGCCTTCGCAATGTTCATGCACATTGAGAGGGCAAGTGAAGTCTTACCGATAGAGGGACGGGCCGCCAGTATTGAGAGTTCTCCTTTCTGGAATCCGTCAGAGACAGAGTCAAAGACATCGAATCCTGAGAGAATTCCCGTAGGCTCATTGGTCTGCATTGCTTTCTCAGTCTCGTTTTTTGCAAGGGCGAAAAGCTCCTTGATGTCCGCTATTTTCGTGGTTTCCGCAATTTCCGTGAGCTGTGAGAAGTCGGCAATTATTTTCGTGACATCTTCTGATGTTACCTTGTCGATTTTTTCCACTGATTCCATAGCGGCCCGTAATTTTTTTACGGTCTCCCGCCTTAAAAATACTTCCTGTAATTGCTCAATGTAGAAATCAATGTTAGAGGGGAATCCGTCGCCCTCAATCTCCGCTATGTACGCAGTCCCGCCGCATGGCTCAAGCTGATTGCTTGTGGCAAGATACTGAATGAGAGAAACAGTATTTATCTGCATTCCCGCTATGTAGTGCATGTTCACGAGGTTCGCATAAAGAAGTTGGTTCCGGGTGTCCGTGAACATCTCCGCTATGATGTGCTTTTCCAAAAAATGGGAATCAAGCAAGGATTCTTTCTGAATGATTGAGCCGATTATGACTTTCTCAAGTTCCGTGATTTCGCTAGTTGTCATGGCTCTACCTCAGTCCTGCGTAAGGGTCGGAAGAATCTTTAATTTTGCCTTTGTTGTAGGTTTCTATTTGTCTTTTGTTCCAGGCAACAACGAGCGACTGCCAGTTATAGACATTTTCCCAATTCGTTTTTTCGTAATAGTCAAAGAACTCTACAGGGTCTAATCCTAAGTTCTGTTTTTCACAAAATGCCTGCACCTGCTCAAGAGTAGGTTTTGAAAAACGGGTATTCTTTTTATTGATATTAGAATATCCATTGTTATTTAAATTCTTAGTTACATTTACAGTGTCATTGTCAGTGTCATTTACAGTGTCATTTACATTTAAATTCTTAGTTACATTTACAGTGTCATTTACATTTACATTATCATTGGTTAAAAGGGGGGTTTTAAGGGGGGTTTTCTTTGGTCTGCCACCTTTTAAACCGTTCTCGTAATTGCGCTTGCTGGCCTCGATCGTCGGTCTGGCCATTGAAAAAATAATAGTTTCGATTTTATTTAGTGAGCCTTCTTCCGGCTCTTCTTCCCTGAAAGCGTAAGCCCATATAGCTTTCAGCACATTCATCTGTGAAGCCGGGTCGTCAATCATTGTGATTGCGTCAGCGTATGAGCTGTAAAAAACAAAAGAATCTCTCATTTTGAATTCTTTCCCCTCGATTTAGAAATAAATGCCGTTTTTCGATTCCCTATGCCGGAAGATTTATCCTAATTGCATTCCGTCAAGTCTCCCCCAAACGACCAGGGCTAAACACGATAATTTTTTTTTGAGCCTTATTTAGTGGTCTGCTCATACCGCTCTTGTCACACTGCTGTTTGTCGCACAGCTGCGTTTTTGTTTCGTATGCTCAACGAGCACAAAGGCCAACGGCCTATATGGATAGGCAGGAATCGAACCTGCGACCTTGAAGATTTAACTTCCGCTCTAACCTCTGAGCTACTATCCATATTGTTATTCGCCATTTCTCAGCGAATAACATAAGGCGTGCCACTGAATCGAACAGTGGAGGGGGTCGGGTGGGAGGATGACCCCCAAGCAACCAGCCACGCCCTCCAGGATTATCCGCCTAGAACGGAATATCTTCGGGGAAGCCGCCGTCAGAAGTCGGGGAGGCTGTCGCCGGTGTCGGGGCAGGTGGAGGCGGGAGAGGTTTCTCCGCTGCCTTTTTTTCTTCCTTCGGTTTCTGCGGGTAGATTGACTTGTAAACCTTTGACTTCTTGTCCGGCTCGTTCTTGTCGTAGGAAGGGGCAATCTTTACCGTGCCTGTGTGTCCTTTCCAGTGTGCGATGTCAAAGTCACCTTCCTTGATTCCGAAGCAGAGGAAGAAGGTCGTTATCTGACGGTTTCCGCGGTCTACATCTTCCTGAGTCACCGGCTGGCCGTTTGCCTTCACTGTACCGAGCTTTGGAGCTTCGTTGATGTAGAAAATCGACGGGTTGCATCCCGGATGGTCTTTGATTTCCACATGGATTTCCACATATTCGTTTCCGCTCTGCTCATAACAGTTGAGCTTTGCTTCTTTAATTCTCGCAAGATACTCGCCGTCTGCGAGCATCGGAGCCTCATAAACCGGTTTGTAATTTTCACCGAATGCCATGTTAATTTCTCCTATGTCTTTTTCTGTATAATTCCAAGCCCTCAGGAACTCGTCCCAGGAGCAAGTATTATTTTTTCTCTTCATTCTTTGTTTTTGTCAGTCCGTAATAGTTGCGGATTGCGACATCAACGGCTTTAAGGTCGTTAGGAATAATATCTTCCTCAAAAAGGCCGATAGGGCTTTTAACAGTGTCAAAACCCGTGTTATGGGTAATGAATGAATACTGTCCGTCTTTTACTGTTGATTTCAAAACAGTTGTAAAGTAGCCCTCGGGAACGACTGTGTTATCGAGCATTTTTCCGACTGTCTTAAAATGCTCCGTTCCGTCATCTGCTTTTTCTGAATGTCCGATGAAGTAAACGATTTTTTCCGCCGGAAGTTCATAGATGCAGAACTGGAGAAGGTTCCAAAAGTTCAGTGCCATGTCCGTGAATTTCTGAAAGCCCGTGATTCTTGCGTTCCTCATATACTCATTGACGATTAAGTAAGTAGCGTCATCAATCACGATTGAGGGTGAAGAAGATTTTGCGATGACATCTTTGATTTGCTCATAATCCTGTGAGTTCAAAGTTGCAAAATCAGCTTTAAAAGGAAACGGCTTTGCAGATACATTGATTACCGAGACTTCACCCTTTTTGAAGTTTCTCAAAGATGTGCTTTTCCCTGTTCCGCTCTGACCGTAAATCATTACAATTTGTGCCATTTTTTTTACCTCTGTAAAATTAAAAGGATTTGAATAGTTGCTGAAATAATTTGAATTGCTATTACTAAAAGCAAAGGCAGCCAATATCTCATAACTATCTGATTTGAAGTGATTTTGATTTTGTTGCCCGGATTCCTCCGAGAATCTCGCCGTCTTTGAGCACAAGTCCTGAATCCGATACCTGAAGTTTTCCGCTCTTGATGTCCGCCGAGATTGCCGACTTGCTGACCTCTTTCTTGATGTAGCAGTCAGGAATCTCAGATATCTTCACATCGTCACAGTTGACGGAAAGCGGGTTTTCACGGATTGAAGCCGAGAAAAGGGCAGTCTTTACCTTGTCGATGTGCATTGTGTTCATCGCCCAAAGAAGGATTGACTTCATGCTCTCCATTCGGTTTGTCGCTGTCTTTGCCCTGGCTGCAAGGCGGTCAAGCTCAGCCTTGTATGTCTTTCGGGTGGCCTCCGCAAGCTCTGCGTTGATTTTAAGATTCTGGATGAACTTTCCGTAAGAATCGAACTTCTCTTTGAAAGTCTCCTCATTGGCAAGGATCCACTTTTTCAAGGTTTCTTTTTCTTCTTCATTGAGCTCCCGAGGCTCTCCGTTCTCGTCCACTGCTGAATCATAGAGGTCTTCAATTTCTGTGACCTCATGTGCGATCTCATATATTGTCATGCTGTTTTCTCCTCTGGCCTTAGCTGTGAAATAAGCTCGTCGATTTTGAGTCTGTTCTGTTTCAGCACGGTTGCAATCATCATGCCTTCCGTGCTGTTTACTTTTTCCAGGGCAAGTATTGCCGTCTCGTTGATGTCGGAAATCTCGTTGCAGATTTTCTCAGCTTCATTCAGATTGTTCATTTTCTGCCCCCTGAATTACATCAACATTGTCTTTCTTAACAACGATTGAGATATTGTCGCCGTTGTCAGAAATCTCAAGAAGCTCATAGTCCGGCTCGTCGCCCCAGCCGCTAAGCCTCTGGACTATGTCCGAAATTCCTTTTTTCATTTTTTTTCCTCCTCTTAGAAAAAAATGTTCGTTACGAATATGAATGTGAACCAGCCGAAAAAGATTCCCAGGCAAAAGACGGCAAGAAGCCATTCTTTAAAGTTTCCGTCGTCCTTTCTGAATCCGTTCTTTGATTTCTTCAAGTTCATCATTCCCCCTACTGTGACAAGACCCAGGCTCTGAGCTCGTCACGGTTAAAAACCAGCTTTTCATCAATTTTGTGAAACGGAAAATCTTTCCGGGTGGCCTTCAAGTCATAGACTTTTTTTGTGCTTACCCTCAGATATTCCGCCGCTTCCTTGATGTTCAAGAAGTCTCTGTCATTCATGATTACCTCGTTTTGAAGTGGTGTTTATCGTGATTTCTCACGATTTCAAGAATAGGGTATCGTGAAAAATAATGATTGTCAATAGATTTTTGTATATTTTTCGTGATTTTTAACGATTTTTTTAGATTTTTATACAGAAATAACCGAAAATGAAATAATGAATGGATTCTTGCAAAGGGTGTTAGAAGAAATGGATTTTCTCCAAGTCTCGAAAGCCGAGCTTTCCAGGGCGATAGAGGTTCCGGACCCTACCGTCCGCTCCTGGTTCAAGAAAGATTCTATTCCCGCAGCAGACACTGCCCTTAAAATTGCGGACTTCCTCAATGTGTCGCTGGAGTATCTTGTCACCGGAAAAAAAGATGAATCCAAAAAATCCAAAACAGAACTTTCAGACTTTGAGAAGAATCTTTTGAAAGAATCCGCAGGCCTTCTCCCGGAAGATAAAGTCGAGCTCATGTCATACATCGAGATGAAAAAAAATCTTTACAGGGCTTTAAGGGGAGACAACGGAAAAATTGCAATCGTGAAGGACTGCTAAAACCCTCATAGACGCACGAGAAGGGGTCTAGAATCGATTCAAAATAAAAAATCGACAAATTACCCCACCGAGACGAAAACGAAGCAAATACGGCCATTTTTAGCACTTTGAGAATAAATGCGTATTTACGCAGTTTTTCTCAAAGAGGTCTAGGCCATGATTTAAACATGACAAAAAAAGGCCGCCCCGAAAACAGTCAAAAGGGCGGCCACGAACCACATAGAGGATTTATGACATGAAAAGATTAACATGAGAATTTCAGAAAAGCAAGGTGTGTATACAGAATTGTATACAGAATTGTGTACAAAATCAGTGGCAAAGAATAGCAAGGAATACACACAATCAAATTAGAAACCTATGAAATATAAGGAAATAGAGCCTTAAATGCTCTCATACATTCACGCCTATCATACATTTATGATTCTTAATTCCTTATATAACAAAGAGATGTTTTTAAGCTGTAGACAATAAGGAGATACGAAAATGGGAAGATACAGGAAGCCTTTCACCCTATACAAGCGGGGAAATTACTGGTATTACAAGACCTATGATTCTGACGGCTATCGCACAAGCGGAAAGACAACGGGACAGACACGGAAAAAGCTGGCGGAGGAATACTGCCTGGAGCTCCTTAAAATCAATCAGCTGGGATTTGCCCGCCTTACCCTTGCAGACTATTCGGAGCATTTCTTTGATGATAACGCGCCTTTCGTGACAGACAGGGTACACCCGCTCGCCCATTCTTCTCTAAGACAGCACAGGCAATATTTAAGGCTCCATATCTTACCAGCATTCGGCTCAAAGAAATTACAGGAAATATCTTTTTCCGACCTGAAAAACTTCCGGCAGAAACTTCTGAAAGACGGGCTCAAGGCGAACACGATTAACGGCATTTTTCAGACATTCAATGCGA